CTAAAGCCGGCGCGCGCCCAAGGCCGTGGCGCGCGCCAGCATCTGGGCGATCTGCGCCTCGGACCTCAGCAGGGTCTGCGCGCCCCCATCCATCCGGATGTTGACCGTCACGCCCGGCCCCGCCGCCATCGGCTCGACGCTGCCGCCGCTCGCCGGACGAAACACCTCCGGCCCGCGCTCTCCGACCAGATAGGCGCCGCCCGCCGTCACCGGCCCACCCTCGGCCCGCGCGCCTGAAAAAGCCCCGCCGACCGCGCGCGCCACCGCTTCCGCCAGGCTCTGTCCGCGCCCGCCGCCTGCCGCCGCATTGACCGCGGTGAGGACCGCCCGCGCCAGCTCGGCCAGCGTCACCTCGCCATCCGCCGCCGCCCGCGCCAGCGACCGGGTCAGGCTGTCGCCCGCCTTGCCGAACGCCTCGTCGATCGCACTGGCCGCCCGCTCCGCTGGCGCCTTCAGCCCTTCCAGCGCCGCCGCCGCCTCCGCCGCCTTCAGCGGCACGGCGTCCAGGCCATCCGGTCGAAACGCATCACTCATCGGGCCACTGCTCCCTCATTCGATCCAACTCGGCTTGAGACATCGGCGCCCCGCCGCCCTCGACCTCGGTCAGCCACCGAAACTCCCTCAGCGACAGCCGCCAGAAGGCCTCGGGCGACACCCCCGCCCGCGCCGCCGCCCGCATCATCTCCGCCCACGGCGTCACGCCACGGCGCTCAGACAGCAAGCGACCGCATCGCGAGCGATAGCGCTCAGCAACATGCCGTGAAGGCCGCCGCCACAGCCTCGGCCGCCTCCCTCGCATCAGCCGACCGCGCCGCTGCCTCCGCGTCATCCTCCCCGCCCCCGCGCAGCAAGGCCGCCAGCACCACCATCAGGTCCCGCGCCGACAGCCGCCGCATCCGCTCGCCCAGCGTCTCCAGACCGTCCAGCGCCAGCCCCGTCTCGATCTCCGCCAGCGCACCCAGCGTCAGGCACAGCCTGCGCCGCTCCCCGCCCAGCATCGCCGCAACCTCGCCCCGCGCCCCATTCACAGCCGTCACAGGGCGCTGAACTCCACCGGCCCGGCGCTGGCCAGGCTCAGGGCGAAACTGGCCTCGCCCTCGTGCTCGCCGGCGTATTCCAGCGCCGCGACCAGGAACGGCCCCTGCAGCACGCCGAAGTCCGGCACGATCAGCCGCCAGGTCTTGGCCGACTGCTCGAAGAAGCTTTCGCGGATCGCCGCGTCCGAGGCCGCGTCGCGAAACACCCCCTGGCCCGACACCGCCGCCGAGCGCACGCCCGCGCCCGCCAGCAACTCGCGCCACCGCCCGGCGCTGTCCGCGTCGGTCACGTCCACGCTTCGCGCGTTCAGCGAGATGGTCCGCGCCCTCAGGCCCGCGACCGTCTCATAGACGCCGCCCGCGCCCTCGATCTTCAGCAGCATGTCCTTGCCGCGTTGCGCGCCCATGGCCGCCTCCTTTCATTCAGTGATGAGTGGCGAGTGACGAGCGATCACCGCCCGGCCCGCCCCTCGCTTACGGCGCTGCGGGCCGCGCATGGCCTTTCTCGTCACTCGCCACTCATCACTCGCCACTCTCTTCCGTCACCGCCCGCAGACGGATGACCGCATAGGCCCGGCCCAGGTCCGTCGCGCGGAAGGTCTCCACCAGGCTGACGCCCAGACTGACCGTCCGCACCCCGTCGCCCTCCAGCCGTGCGTCCTCCAGCGCCGCGCGCACCGCCGCTGCGACCGCCCGCGCCTCTTGCGCGCCCGGAAAGGTCGAGACGACCGTCAGGCTCAGCCGGTGCTCGACGGCCCCGCCGTCGGCCGCCACCGGCCGGCTGTCGCACGCCCCGATCCGCACGTGGGGAAAGCCCGCATCCTCCGGCGGATGGTCCCAGATCCGCGCCGGCTCGCCCAGCAGGGCCCCCACGCTCGCATCCTCGCCCAGCCGCCGCACGATCCCGCGCACCAGCCCGTTCTGATGATCGCTCATCGCCGCCGCTCCAGCTCCAGCTTCAACCGCCCCGGCCGGGCTGCGTCGGGCTCCAGCGCCTCCAGCGTCCAGTCCGCCCCGCCGAAGCGCAGCACCTGGCCCACCGCCAGCCGCGGATCGGCCCGCGTCCCCGCGCTCAGCGTCTCGGTCGCCCGCGCCGCGCCCGCCTCGGTTCGCGTGCGCCGACGCCGAACTCCCAGCGCCAGCCACACCATCCCCGCCGACTCATAGGTCGTGGAGCGCCCCCCATAGGGCGTCACGGTCTCGACCGGGATCAGCACCCGGGCCAACACCCTCACAGCCGCACCACGCGGTATGCCGCGATCCAGGCCTCCACCGGCCCGATCGCCATCTCGGCCTCGCCGCGCTCATAGGCGCGCAGCGTCAGCATCAGGATCGCCAGCCTCAGCGGCGCCGGGCTGGTCGATGTCAGGCTCAGGCTCACGTCGCCCTCGACCCGCGCGCGCGCCGCATCGATCAGCGTCTGGATCAGCCCGTCCTCCGCCTCGTGCTCGACGCGCAGGAACAGCTTCGCCTCCGTGAGCGTCACGGGTGCGGTCATGTGAATCTCGCTTTGCTCGATAGTGGCGAGTGACGAGTGACGAGTGGCGAGAAACCGCCAAACCACCTCTCGCCGCCCACCCGTTCATGCTGACGCCAGCGACGAGCGGCTCGCGCCACTCGCCACTGACCACTCGCCACTCGCCACTCAGCGCGACTACGTCGCGCTGAACTTCATCACCTTGATCGCGTCGAAGTTCTGCACCCCGCCGCCGACCCGCTTGGTCGTGTAGAACAGCACATAGGGTTTGGCCGAGTAGGGGTCGCGCAGCACCCGCACCCCCGCCCGGTCGACGATCAGATAGCCCTTCTGGAAATCGCCGAACGCGATCGACAGGCTGTTGGCCGCGATGTCCGGCATCGTCTCGATCTCGGTCACCGCATAGCCCAGCAGGCTCGCCGTCTCGCCCGCCCGCTGCGCCGGCTGCCAGATGTAGTTGCCGTCCGCGTCCTTGAACTTGCGCACGGCCGAGACCGTCTTGCGGTTCATCACGAAGCGGCCGTTCGGTCGGTACTGGGCCTTGGGCGCATAGACCAGGTCGATCAGCTTGTCGGCCGGATTGGTCGCTGCGAACCCGCCCGCCGCGCCCGAGGCGACATAGCCGATCTGCCCCCAGGTCTGGGTCGCGTCCGCCACGGTCGTATAGCTCAGGAAGCCGCGCGGCTTGTTGGTCCCGTCGCCGTTGACGAAGGCTTGGGTCTCCTGGGCGGCGAAGGCGTCCTCGACCTCGGCGGCCAGCCATTCGTCCAGGTCCACCAGAGCGTCGTCCAGCAGGCTCTGCGTCGCCGCCGGATTGGCGTAGAGGTCGGCGGCCGGGAACTCCAGCAGCGCCAGGGTCGCCGGATCCGTCTCGGGACGCGCCGCCGTCTCGGCCACCCAGCCCGAGGCGATCCCCGCCGTCGACACCGGCTTCCTGAACACGCCCGAGGCCACCGTGCGCACCGTGGCGATCTCGCGCATGGGCGACCCCGCCATCAGCCGGCGCTCGATCGCCCGCTCCGTCTCCGGCGGCACGACGTAGCCGCCCGACTCAGCCGACGATGACAGGCCCGCCTTCAGCTCCAGCCCGTGCACGCCGCCGGCGCGCAGATAGCCGTCCCAGGCCGCCTTGGCCTCCGGCGCGCTGGCCAGACCGACCGGCTCGACCGCCTCCAGGGTCGGGCGCCGCGTCGCGCTGATCGCGCGATCCAGCCGCGCCTGCGCCGCCGACACCGCCTGGTCGATGCGCGCCACCTTGGCCTCCAGCAGCGTGTCGGCGCAGGCCTTTTTCTCGATCTCGTCCAGCCGCGCGTCATTGGCCTGTTTGAAGGCCTCGAACGCCGTCATCATCTCGCGCACGGCCTCGCGCGCCTCCGGCTGAGCCGGGGCCTGTTTGGTCTCTTTCATGATATCTCCGGTTTAGAAGAAATGCGTCGCCCCGGTCGGGGCCGACATCGTCAGGCCACGCGAAACCGCGCCCCCACCAGCATGGGAAACGTCACCAGCGACACCTCCCACAGGTCCACGGCGCTCAGCACGCGCAGCCGCCCGTCCCGCCTCGCCTTGGTCGCGCGAAAGCCGATCGACAGCCCGTCCAGAGCGCCCGCCCGCGCCATGGCCTGGGCGAAGCGCGCCTCGGCCGACCAGTCCAGGATGCGGCCCTTGACCCTCAGGCCGCGATCGTCCTCGACCACCTCGTCCCAGACGCCGACCACCGCCCGGCCCTTATGCTGGTTCAGCATCCTGACCCCGCCCGCCCCGGTCCGCGCCAGGCTCTGGGCGAACACGCCCTTCGCCGTCACATCCCCGTTCAGATCGGCTCGACCCCACAAGGAGGCGTAGCCTTCGATGCGGAGTGGTGAGTAGTCAGTGGCGAGTGGCGAGAGGGCGCTTGGCTCAAACCTTCCGTCTTCGCGGCGAACGCCGGGACCCAGGGGCTCCATCATCGACGCGGGCTCCAAACTGTCTCGCCACTCGCCACCAACCACTCGCCACTCATCGTCCCCCCTCCAGCCGCCGTTCGATCCGCTCCACAGCCGCGCGGGTCGCCACGCCCTGCTCCTCCAGCCGCGCCAGACGTTCGGCCACCAGCCGCTGCTCGCCGACCCGCTGCTCCAGCGTCGCGATCCGCGCCGCCGCCCCGCCGGCCCACACCAGCCCGCCGACCGTCTGCACCACCAGCGCGACGACCAGCGCCACCGGCGCCTTCCTGAAGTCGCTCATTGGCCCAGCCCCGCCATGCGCCGCCTTTCCTCCGGCGTCAGAAAGCTCGCCGCCTCAAGCCGCGCCCACAGGGCGTCGCGCTCCACCTGCAACGCCGGGATGGCGTCCAGGTCCGGCTCGATCCGACAGCCGACGAAGCGGCTGCCCAGCCACCCCGTCATCGCCCCCGACGCCTTCTTCACCAGCGGGATCACCGTCTGGCGCCAGAAGGCCGCATTGGCCTCGCGATAGTTCGAATAGGTCGCGTCGCCCGGTATCCCCAGCAGCTGCGGCGGCACGCCGAAGGCCAGGGCGATCTCGCGCGCGGCCGCGTGTTTTCCCGCGATGAAATCCATGTCCGCCGGCGTCAGGCTCATGGGCTTCCAGTCCAGCCCGCCTTCCAGCAGCAGCGGCCGCCCGGCGTTCGCCGCCCCCGAATGCGCCTCTGACAGCTCGGCCTTCAGCGCCTCGAACTGGTCCGCCGTCAGCCGCTCCCCGTCAGCCGCGCCATAGACCAGCGCGCCCGAGGGCCGCGCCGCATTGTCCAGCAGCGCCTTGTTCCAGGCCCCGGCCGCATTGTGCGCGTCCACCGCCATGGCCGCCGCCTCCAGCGGCGAGAATCCATAGTGATCGTCCGTCGGATGAAACAGCTTCAGCTGCATCACCGGCGACCAGCCGTCCGCCTGCCGCCCGATCCGCACCGCCCGGCCGCCGGCCGAATACTCATAGGCCTCGGGCCAGCCGTGCCGACCGGGGACCACCTTCACCCGATCCGGCCTCAGCGCCCACAGCTCATCCGGCGCCCCGTCGGCGTCCTGGTCGCCCGACGCCTCCATATAGGCGTTGCCCGCCGTCTGCAGGGCCGCGAACACCTGCTCCATCAGCTCCGGCGCCGACTGTTCGGGATTGGGCTTGGCCAGCAGCCGCGCTAGCGTATGCTCGTCGTCCCTGACCCCGTCCGCCAGCACTACCAGCGGCGTCGACGCCGCCGCCTCCGCGATCATGCGGATGCAGCGATAGGCCACCGGGTTCTTCGCAAACCCCTCCCGCGCCAGCGCCGCATAGTCCCGCGGCGTCCACCGCGCCCGACCGGCGCCGCCAAACGCGATCACCGCCCCGACCCGACTCTCCTTGACCTCGGGCGCGCCCGCGCGCCGCCGACCGAACGGTCGTCGCCAATCCATGTGGTTCTCCATTCCTGTATCCTTCTCCCGGTGGGAGAAGGTGGCCCGCGCAGCGGGTCGGATGACGGTCGGCGGCCTCAATCGGCGCCACGATCGACCCTCACCCTTTCGCGTTTCCGATCGCTGCGCTCCCGGACGCTCAAGCCCTCTCCCATCGGGAGAGGGTCACGTTCACATCGCCCGCGCCCTCGGCGCCGCCCGTCCCGTCAGCAGCAGCTCCGTCAGCGCCCAGACCAGCGCATCGGCCCGGTCCGGGCTGCGTCGATGCTCGCTGGCGCCCAGCGCCATCAGCTCCTCCTCCAGCTCGGGCAGGGCCGCGCAGTGCACGACCCGCCCCTGCTCGTACAGCGCCGCCACCGGCTCGGCCCGCGCCCGCTTGGCCCGGCTGGCGTGCACCAGCTTGATAGGAACGTCGCACCCGGCCTGGGCCAGCACGCTGCGCACCATCTCGCCGCCCTGATTGGCCTCCGCGATCACCTGGTTCGCCTCGAATCCCCTGGCCGCCTCAGCCACCCTTCGCGCCCAGCCCAGCGGCGACAGGCCGCGCGCCGAGCGGTCCGCCAGCACATGGCCCACGCCGTCCCTGCGCCCCGCGACCACGATGCCGCAGGCGTCGCCATGCGCGCTGGCCGGCGGATCCACCGCCACAACGATCCGGTCCAGCCGCGCCGGCCGGCTTCCCCGCGCCCGCGCCAGATCCTCCGCCCGGAACAGGGCGCCGTCGGCTTCCACGACCAGCCCCTCCATCTCCTGCGCCTCCAGCCGCGTCCCGGCGTAGAGCGCCTTGAGGTGCTCCAGGAAGCCCGGCGCCAGATTGTCCGCATTGCCCGCCGTGGCCAGCCGCGCCTTGACCACACTGTCCTCCGCCAGCAGCCGCCTCAGGCTGGGGATTGGCCGCGGCGTGGTGGTGATCGCCAGCTTGGGATCATCCCCCAGCCTCAGCCCGAATCTCAGGTTCGACAGCGTCGCCTCCGGGTTTCGCCAGGCGCAGAATTCGTCGGCCCAGGCCGCATGGAACTGCGGCCCCCTCAGACTGTCCGGGTCCTCGGCCGAAAACGCATAGGCCACGGCGCCCGACGGCCAAACCAGCCGCCGCCGTCCCGCTTCCCAGCGCGGCCGGTTCTCGCGCCGCGCCTGCGCCTTCAGGCCCGACGGCCCCTCCACCATCACCTCGCGCACGTCGTGCAGCGCCGGCCCGACCAGGGCGAAGGTGCGATCCGCCCGCTTCGCCAGCTGGCTCAGCCAGAAGGCGCCGGCGAAGGTCTTGCCCGACCCGCGCCCGCCCAGCAGCAC